ACGTCGGCACCAGATTGTTGCGTGCCATCTGCACCTTTTTCGTGCCGGCGAGCGCGCCAACGTCGGCGTCGACCCCGTTTGCGTCGATCTTGCGCAGCCGGCCATTGAACGCCGCGAACAGGAAATTGTTGACCAGCAGGCTGCCGCGGTAGCCGGTCTGCGCGGTGGTCGAGAACGTCGCGAGGCCGGGCTGCCGGTGGCGCACCGAGCGCCCATCAACGATCGGCTCAGCCGAGCAGTTGATCAGACGCCCGGCACCCTCGACCGGATGACCGCCGGGCGCGGTGGTCAGCGGAAACGGAATTTTCGGCGGCGCCGGCATCAGTAATACTCCGTGCGCAGCCGCTCATAGGTCGGTCGCCCGCGCACGATTTCGCGGATCTGGCTCTCGGCCTGCAGTACCTGGGCGTTTAGCTTGTCGAGCTCGTCCTGTTGCAGCCCGAAATTCTGCTTATTGCTGTCGGCGAGCAGGATCGCGGTCTGGATGAAAATCTCATCCGGGACCGCGTCCGGGTTGGGGATGTAGACGAGCTCGCGGGCAGCCAGCGCCTTGAGCACCGTGTCCACGTCGTCGTCGATGATCTTGGCGGTGTCGGCGTCGACCGTCTGGCCGACTGCCGAGATGCCGAGAACATCGAGCGCTTTCGAGACAAGGTCTGCCCGCGTGCGGCTCATCAATCATCCTCGATCATTTTGCGGTCATCGAGCGCGACCGGATCGATGTCCTTGCCGGGCGGCGTGATCGGCTCGGCCGTCGGCCTGACCCGCTTCGCCCGCGGATGGCCCTCGACCTCAAACCACGGATTGGTTTTCGCCGACGCGATGATGTCCTTGCGGGTCACCCGCTTGGGCACGTTGGCCTCGAATGTCACGCCGGCTGCATCGCTTTCGCCGGCCCACACCGTCGTGACCGGATCGCCGGGATCGAGCGGCCGATAGGTCACCATGGTGCCTTTCGGCTTCTCGACCTCGACCTCGTGTTCGGGCTCGTCCTCGTGCGTATTGCGTGGCCGCCCAGGCCTGCGCCTCTCGTGCTCGGTCATGCGGTTTCCCTTCCGTAGAGGGACCGCGGGGCGCCGGGTGGAACCCCGCGGCCAAGTGAGCTCCCTCCCCCATTGGGAGAGGAGGGAACACCCGAGGTCACTGGTCGTTGTCCGGGATGTAGCTCAGGATCAGCGTGGCATCGCCCGCCGACGCAGCGCCGCCGGTCGAGGCGTACTTCAGCCAGATGTCCACCTCGTTGACGCTCGCCATGCCGACCGCCGTGCCGGTCGCATAGCCGGCGCCCTGCAGTGACAACGACGCGAGGATGTCGGTGCCGCCGTTGGTCGATCCCAACACAACCGTATCGGTGGTGACCGAATTGAACGGCGTATTCTTGTGGACCGCCGCCCCGGTGATGATGGCTCGCGCCGGCAACCGGCCGATTTTGACGCCGGCCGTCATCGCCGACACGTTGTTGATACCGAGCCGCACGCGGAAGAAATGCTGCTGTTGCTCGCCGGAATTGCGCGCCGGCAGTGCCGGCGGCACCACCAGCGCGAGGAAGCCAAGCCCGGCCACCGGGATCGCCGCCGAGGCGCCGAATGCGGCAATGACGACGATCGCAAGAACGAATGCGCCGACATAAACCGCGGTTTTGAGGTTTTTCGACATAGCAAAACCTTTCTGGGTTGAGTGCGTTTAAACGGGGGCATTGGCGCCCCCGCCGCGGTTATCAGGTATCGGCCGTCGCGGTGACGAACACCGTGGCGATGCCCCATTCCTTGAGCAGGCCGGCGAGATCCTTCTTGACGATCTTTCCGACGCCGTAGGCCATCTTGATGCCCGAGCCCCGGAAAAACTGGTAATCGTCCTCCTTCAGGAACGTCGGCATGGGCATGCGCCCATACACCAGCGCCGCCGCCATCTGGCCACACAGGAAGCACGGCGCGATCTGCGTGCCGCCACCACCCGCGGTCGTATAGAACGCCGGCAGTCGCACCGACATTTCCGGGATCTCCCGGATGATGATGCCGTTGTAGAGCAGGTCGCCGTCCTGGAAGAGCGGGTTTTTGTTGATGCCGTCGCCCTCACGAGCACGTGCGTTGGTGTTCGCCTGGACGATGGTGGTGTCGAGCGCAATGTCGCGGAACGCCTCCTGGCCGACGAACAGCACGAAATATTCCCTGCCGTTCGACAGCTTGTAAGGCCGGATGCGCGGGTTGGCCTTTTTCGCGATACGCTTGATCTTCAACAGGATCGGGGCGGACAGCGGCTTGGCGGTGATGTTGGCGCATGACGCCGCGAACACGCCGGTGTTGTTGCTCTTGAGGTCGCCAAACAGCACGCGGTCGGTGTTGTTGACCAGCCACGTATTGCGATCGGCGACGGCGGCGGCATCCATGTAGATGCCGTTGACGCGCTGACCGAATGATGTTCCGAGGCCAGCCGGCGAGCTCTCCGACGGGATCGCGTAGAGGGCGTCGATGATCTCGTCGCGCTGGAGCTCCTTGCCCCAGTCCGACAGCAGCGGCTTGGCCTCGGCGAACAGGTCCACCGAGCTCTTCTGCTCTTCGGCGTTGGAGATCTTGATGGCATTGCGCGCCCAGTCGATCCACATGCGCATGCCGTAATTGTCGATCGACTCCTCGTTGCCGACCAGCGTGCCGGTCGCCACCGCTTGGTTCTTGAGGCGGGCGATCAGAGGGATGTTGATCTGCTCGCCGCCCTTCTTGGGGTCGGTAAACGAGCGGATGATCGAATTGACCGCCGATCCCATGTAAGGCGAGAACAGGTTCTCGCGGATATACTCCCGGCAAATCTGCCGTCGAAACTGGATTAGTTTATTGTTGGTTTGGACAGTGGTGGAAGCCATTGGCTCTCTCCCCAACGGCTGCCGTCGTTAGCGGTCAGCCGCGGCCGTTCATCGCATAATCGAAGATTGCCCCGTCCTCGTTGTCGGCCGCGCCGAGGAGCTCGTTAGCGGAGCTCCCGCCGCGCGCCCGGTTGAGCGACGGTGGCAATCTGGTGACGTTGCGCGGGGCACCTTGAGGCCCGCCATCTCTCTGCTCGCGCCAGCGAGCGACGGCTGCTTTGACCATGTCCGGGTCGTTGAGAAACTCGTCACGCATCTTCTGTCGATACGCCGCGGGATCGCTCCCCATTTCCTGCAACAGGGTTTGCTCGCGGTGCCATCGCATCAACGCCTTTGCCGGATTGGGCGCGGTGTAGATGCGATTGCCGATCGCCTGATCGACAGGGTTGTTGGGATTGAGCCTCTGCAGGTTGACATACGCCGCCTCGAATTCCTTGCCCAAAGCCTCGTGCGTTTCGGCAAAGGTTTCTTCGATGCGCCGCATCGTGTAGCGCTGCTCGGCCTGTGCGACGACGTACCGCTCGTATCCGTCGGGATCGAGCACCGGATCCGGTTTTGCCGGCGCCGGTGGCGGCTCGTGCCGCTGCTGTGGCTGCGCAGACAGCAGGCGATCAAACCGCGCCCTCTCCGCAGCAATTTCCTCGCGCATCGCGGTGGCTGCAGCCTCGGCTGCCTGCCGCTGCTTGCGCTCGGCCAGCATCTCCGCGCGCAGTCCTCGGACATCGCGCGGTTCCTCGGGCTCGGCCGGCTCCTCGGGCTCCTCGCCCGGTTTGTCGGCCGGTTTTTCCTCTTCGGCGGGTTCGCCGGGCTTTTTCGGGTCGCCCTCGGCCGCGACGAGCTCGTCGTCGTCGTCCTCGATCTGACCTTCCGGCCCGTCGCCCATCTCCTCAAGGGAGCGATCGGTATCGTCGAAGTCCTGCTCCTCGTCGGTGAACGCAGCCGCCATCAACTCTTGGTCGGTGTTCGCGACGGGGCCTTTATCGACTGGGGACATGGTCATTTCTCTTGGAATGCGCCGTAACGTGGCGACGGACGAAACGCCCGCTTTCCCTGCGTGCGACTTAGGGGCCCCGGTATCGTCGGGGCAGACGAGCTCGCAACTTAGACGGCGGCGTCAGCGCGACCGGCGCCGGTGCACAGGTTTTTTCCGCGCCGGCATATTTTGGTGTCTGGGTGCCGCTGCTTGCGTCGTTGCCGGCGGCGTTTCCGGCTCGATCGCCATGATGGTCAGCTTGCTGCCGGGATCGACCGTAAAGATCTCGGGCCGGCCGGGCGCGAGGCGCATCGCGTCAAGCCCTGGCCCGGCATCGCCCACCTGGATCGCGCACGCCACGTCGGCGAGCACGCGAATGAGCGTGGCCCCATTGGAAAACGGCCGCGACATTGTGGTGCCGCCGATCGATACGATCTGCTCGGCAAGCGGGGGAAGTTTCAGGGCGGCCACGGCGCCGCTCGGCACGTTGCCGGGGAATTCGGCGATCGAGATCTTGGGCATCACTACATCTCCGGTTGGAACGGGAGCGGGTATTGCTGTTCGCGCGCCGCCTCGGCGCCAAGAAACGCGGCCGGCGGCACCGCCAGCAGCGGCTTGCGGCCACGAATGAGGTGGCGCAGCGTGCTTTCGGGTTTTTCGTTGCGCATCAGCGAGGTGAACAGCGTGCGCTCGTTGAACATCTCCGGGAAGGTGTGCGTCGGTGAGGTACCGAGGCCGGTGAGCTCGCCGCCGCCCGCCCAGCCGGCAGACTGCCCCTGCGCCGGCTGCAGCCCGCGCGCGCGGGCAAGGCGCGACCAGAAATCCTCGACCGCGCCGTATTCGTTGTCGTTCGGCACCGCCGCCCACAGCGCCGGGTCGCCCTTCGCTTGCTTCATCGACATGCGACCGCTCTCGACCAATTGCTGCGGCCGAAAGGTGACGATGGTGCGCCCCCGATCGTCGACTTTGATATCCCCGTACTCTCGCTGGAATTCTGAAGGGCTTGCCCCCGGCTTGACTACGTCGCGCGTCGAGGTTTCGAGAAAGCGCGGGTCGCCGGTGCGCATCCCAATGTTTTTGAAAGCGTGCGCGTCGGCCGCAACTGGGATCAGATTGCCTTCGAGGTTCGCACGATAAGACGGCGGCTTCGGGTTTTTGAGAACATCCCAGCCGCCTGAGGACAGCGCCTCGAAATTCTGCCGGTGCAGACCTTGCGCGAGGTGCCCGTAGGGATACGGCACCGGGTCCGGCAGCGGCTCGCCGGCCAGCCACCGCTGATAATAATAGGAGGCATTGCGGATATTCGCCGGAACGTCCGACCTTGGCGACGTGCCCGAGGTTTGGCCCATATAGCCGCTGAACGCCGGCTCGCCCTTGCGCGCGCCGAGCTCATCGAGCCACGCCGACCGGATCGGCTGCGTGTGATACCATTTCTCCATCCCACTGCCGAGGCCCATGCCGGTGGTGATGCTTTCGTCCACGCCCCTTTGCACCGCAGGCATGTTGAGCGCATCCTGCATGCGCTGGGAGACGCCGCGCGGCGGATCCCGGCGCGGGATCGCGACCTGGGGCACGTTGGGGATCTCGCTTTGCCCCGTGAGGTCGAGCGGCCCGGCGCCGCGGCCCTGGCGCTCGACCTCTTCGAGCGCCGCCTTCGCCTCCTTGAGATAGGCTGGGCTTTTGATTGCAAGGCCTTCCGGCGTCACCAGCGCGGCGCCGCGCGACACGAACGGTGCCGCATGCTCCGCCACGCCCTCGGTCGCCGCTTTAGCAGCACGCCTTGCCCCGACGCCGAGCGCGCCGGCTGCGAGCTTCGCCGCGCCGCCCACCGGCAGCATGCTGCCGATGTCGAGCGCCGCAAACGGCACCGGGTTCATGCCAGTGGTGGGCAGCACCTTGCCGGGCTGACTGATGCCGCGCTGCATCGCGTCGCTGCGCTCAAGGATCTCGCGCTCGCTCGGGTCGAGATCCATCCAGTAGGGCCGCGCCGTCTGCAGCACCTCGCCGGCCGCCGCGCGGCTGCTCATCATGGGGTCGGGCGTCGGCGGCACGGTCTGCCCCGGCTTGGGGACGGCGAACGGGTCATGATCGACCGGCACGAGCGAAACCATGCCGTCGTAGGCGTCACCCATGGATCACCACCCGCATGAACTTGCCGGGCCGCCGCGGGTCGGGGACGTAGTGGTTGCCGTCGGGCGCCTGCACGGCGCCGTGGATCGGCGGCGGCATGGGCGCAGCGCCGCCCGGCGGCCCCTGCGGCATCGCCTGCTGGGGCGGCGCCTGCTGTGGGCCCTGCTGTGGCCCTGGCTGCTCAGGGGCCTGGTTTTGCGAATTCTGCCCCTGCGGGCTGCCCTGGGGCTGCTGCAGTTCGTTCATCAGCGAGATGTTGTCGCGCATCGTCTCGGCGACGTTGCTGTGCGCCTCGGTGGCGGTCTTGGTCGCGGTCGCCGAGGCCTGCTCCGCCAGCGCGAG